CCCCCCCCCAGCGCACGACCGCTGGCGAAGGACCCGAGAACGAAGAAGGAACAAAATGGCGCCAACGCTAAAGGACATGGTCCTTGTCGAGTGGCGGGACATAGTGGGCGACGACTCCTGGCAGTCTACCAAGACGGGCACAGCACTCAAGCCCCAGACGTTCCTTTCTGTGGGCTGGCTGCTCCGTAGGACCAAGGAGGCGGTTGTCATTGCTTCCTGCTATTCTCCAGACGACGACACCGTGGGTGGTGTCACGTCGTTTCCACGCGGGGCTGTTATCAGTATCAAGCCCCTCCGTGGACATCGTATGACCAAGCCTCCCTGCTCTTGCAAGCGATCCCTGTGAAATATATGACACCGCCGATCTTCACCTTTGTAATGGGGTGCTCGATTACAGCGTCTGTGGACTGGTTCCTTTGTGGCATGAACCTGTTGGCTATGAGCCTTCCGAAGTTGACCTTGCTGTAGCGGACGTCAACCCCCTGGTCCTTGACCCACTTGTGGAATGCCAGGTAGGTGTCGTGAAGGGTGACTCTCCCTTCGGAGAAGTGTTCATAGGTCTCCTGGAGGAAGGCCCCTATGGCGTCCTCACCCTCCTTGTATTCGGCCATGGCGATAGCGCAGGACTCAGGTGGCTCTGCCCCGTGGGCGAGGAATGCCGAGAGTCCCTTGACGAGCCAGTAGAGAACAAACTCCCGTTCGTCCTTGACGAGTCGCCGCATGAGTGTGGTGTCCTGTTCATGCTCGGGGATTTGCACGGGGAACTTTATGAGGGCCATTCGTCTCCAGCCGCCATGGCTGTGGTCCCTGATGGTGGGGAGATAGTTCGACATGATGACAAACGCCGTGACGGGGCGGAAAGAGAAGTGCCTCCCATACAGGTGTCTCCCCGAGATCAGAGCCTCTCCCCCAGTGAGCATCTTGAAGCGTTCGTCGTTGAGTTGGGTGCTGCCACCAAACTCGTGTACGAGCCCCAGACGTTTTCCCTGGATGCTGGCTACCTTGGTCTCTCCGCCGCCGTCACTCCCTGACTTACCTGTGAGGGTAGAGGCAGGAACAGGGAAGCAGTAATCACCGAGGGACTCCTGGAGTACCCCTGCCAGTACGCTCTTCCCATTGGCGCCGTCACCATACATGATCAATGCTTTGCTGTCGCCAACATTTCCCATGAGACACATACCCAGGCGTTTCTGCAGGTAGTGAATGGTAGGCTCGTCGCCGTCGAAGATCACATTGAGAAAAGTTGCGAACTCGTGGTCTTCACTCATCAGTGGCTTGGTGAAGTTGGCAGGTATGGTGGAGGTCAGGTAGTCGTCTCTCTGGTGAGGCCCCTCGGTGTAGTCCCCGGTGTCNGGGTCAAAGGTGAGGGTGTAGTTCTGGAAGTTGACTTTGTAGGGGGTGTTGTCAAAGTCCTCAGCGTCGATCCAGACTCCCGGCATGGTGCCTGCGAGTGCGAGGGTGTCCTTGATCTTCCGGTAGGTCAGGAGCCTTGTGCAGAGCCTCTGCATGGCGTCCACGCCTTCCTGCCCTGCGTCTGACCTCATGCGTGTCAGGTATCTTCTCAGGCAGTCCATGGCTCCGGGTTCGTCACGTTCCCAGAAGGTTCCGTTCCACAGCATCCAGCCGAGCCCACTGTTGTATCTCAGGTCCTCGCCTTCGTCCCTGACAAAGAAGGCTGCCACTTCAGACTCGACAGGCTCGGGGAAGCGAGCAGCGACTTCATGAGTGACGCCGCCAGTTGCTCTGGAGTAGACGGAGCCGAGTATCGTTTCTATCTCCCCAGGCTCTAGGGGGGGTATGCAGTTTGCCGTGTTCCAGGTACTGGAGTCAGCGAGTGCTCGTGCTCTATCGGCGCCGGAGTCTCGGAGTCGTCTGGCTTCATCGAAGACGGCATTATTCCTGCCACCCGATCGGATTGCTGGCACCATCCTGAAGGAGGTTACGGCGTCGCCCGGACGGTCTAATCGTCGTTCGATATAGCACTGTGGTCGATCGTCCTCGGGGTAGTGGTCCTTCATATTGGGTGTTCCAGGGGCTCGCATGATGCGTGCGGGTTCGCAGCACTTGCTGTCCCCCTCGAATGCTGTCGTCAACAACCTCAGGCGTTTGCTGAAGTCGCGCCGCTGCACCTGGGTTTCCAAGGGTTCTTCCGCTTGGAGTATCCAGTAGAGGTGGGCGCCGCCCCCCGTTCGCACGATGTATGTAGGTGGTGGGTATCCGTTAGCCTCGGCTCGCTGGTCGATGCTTTCTGTAGAGATGTCGGGGTCGTCAATATCAACCCAGAGTGTTCTGGAGAAGAGCAGGTTTTCTGCCCCACCAGAGCCGTCCACGCTGCGCCTGACGGCAACTCCGAACCCGGCGTTAGCCCCGGCCTCTAGCAGTGCGTCGAGGTGTTCTGAGATAAGCCAGCCGGTCCCGTCCCAGACAATGTTCGTGCTACTGACTGGGACATTGGACCCGAACCCTCGCACGTTGACGACGTCGCCTTCCCGAAAGAGATCGTGGAACAGCCTGTCGTTGGGGCTATTGCTTTCGCTCATGTGGTGCTTCCCCTCGCATCTTGAAACCTTCACGTCTCGATATGGACTTGACCCGACCGTCAAATATGGCGAGCGCCATGAGGATCAGGTCAGGTGTTTTCCGGTTTAGTTTGTGGTGGTTTCGTATCGCCTCTAGCGTGTTCCGCGAGAACTTGTGCAAGGGCTCCGGCGTGTCCTGGTGGGATTCGCAGTTCGCCGTAGGGCTCTGACGTGTGGGCCCTGAATAGTTGGATTGTGATTCCATGTACTTCCTTCTGTATTCTGATTACTACCTCATGGAGGCTTGCGTTTCCTAGATACGTACCGTTAGTTTTCATTCGTCCCCCAGCAACTTGTCGTATAGATTTCGGAAGTGATCCCGAGCATACAGACTGGCCGCCGCAGGGGTAGAGAAAACCCTATTGGTTCCTGACGCTTTCCACGCTCCCTTCTTCATTCGAGTTGCGAGTGGTTTTCCGTTGTGATCATGGAGTAGAGTCTTCGCGTTCTTCCCTTCCTTCTTCCACCACTCCATGAAGTCGAGGGCGTGTGGCGCAAGTGATTGGACACCAAACCGTTTACTTTGTGCCGCCATCTTGTGCAGCGATTTCGTTTTGCTCGTCTTGTGTTTGAGTCCAGTGGTGCGGTGGACGCTTACGGCTTCAGCGAGGAGGAACCTTGGGTCAAGTCGGATGCGAACGAAGTGGTTGACGAGGAGCATGAATCTGATTCGTGTTGCCGGCTCCTTGAGGTCGCCCTTGACGTGGCGCTCGTAGTACCAGAGGAGTTCGTCGTCAGTGACGACGGGTGGAACGATCTCCCTCAGGTAGGGGAGGTCCGGCATTGTCTCCATGATGTGTTGCATGGTTACGGGCTTGTGGTCGCCCAATCCGTCTAGGCGTTGCAGCAAACCTCTCGAAATCCTCACGGTCGATCACCCATACCCCCGAAAACTTGACACATGAAAAACGGGCGTCAGCACACAATCGACCAATGCGCTGAGTGCTGACGCCAAGAACCTGTGCTGCATCCCCCACGGACAGCCACGCCTTACTAGAAAGGCGTTTCGTCCTCCACTCGGTTGGTGACGGGTTCGTCAGCGTCTGAGGAGGTGTGTTCTTCACTATTGGGTGCTTTCCTTGGCAGGAACTCGACGGAGAACGCCTTGATCCATGCCTTGGCTCGCTTGTTTCCGTCTCTGTCCTCGTAAGTATCGGTCATGAGTTGTCCTTGTACAACAACTCCGCTACCCTTCTCCAGGTACTGCTGGACGTTTTCTGCGGTCTTGTCCCAGCACTCGATATTGATGAAACTAACCCGGTCCTGGCCGTGGTTGTTTGCGATGCGGAAGGTTGAGAGAAGGTGGCTGTCGCCCACCTCCCTGGACTCGGGATCTGCGCACAGATTCCCGCCGATAGTACAGTTATTGACCCTCATGGGTCCTCCAATCGAAGCGGGCTACCCCATGTAGCCCAAGGTTTCCTGGGGCAGTGTGCACATATGGTTGGGATAGTCAATCATTTTCTGGGCGGCTTACTTGCGGTCCTGATAAATGATCGCGAAGATGTGCCCACAGGGGCGGCGTATTCCTGGTTTTTCCGTGGAGTTACAGAATGCGTCTGCCGATTGTCTGAGTTCATAGGCGCAAAGTGGGCAGAGTAGATACGTGTAGGTCATTCCCAGAACAGAAATGGGAGTCGCCGTGTAGTGTTCGTGGCACTTGTCGCAGGTCAGCATTGTCCCCCTTGTGGAGGTGAATGGTAAATCGAAGAGACAACGAGGCCATGTTGCTTCGTCTTGGGATGAAGGACAAGATCCTGGCTCGAATAGAAGAGGGTGCTACTTTTCGAGGGGCTTGCATAGCCGCAGGTGTGCCGCATGAGTTGGCGTTGAACTTGACGAGGACGGACGAAGGGTTTCGAGAACTATACGTTTTGGCGAAGGAGACACACCCGGTGAACCAGTCTGATCCTGCCCCTTCAAGTATTCCGTATCGTGACCCGCACACGATAAAGCAAGACTTCATGAGTCTCCTGGTAGACGCTGGTCTTTACCACAAGTTAGCGCAGATGGCAGCACTGGCAGACCCTGAAACCGAGGAGGGTCAAAAGGTTCTCATGTTCATGGGTCGATGCATACTACCGCTAGTGACCCCAAAGGATGAGCCCGCTGTATCTAGTGTTGTGGAACTCGCTGAGATGTCTGACTCGGAACTGAAGATCATGTTGAAGGAGATGCGTGCAGCAAGATTGGACGGGCCTTCCGGTGACTGAAGAACACTCCAAAGACGAACTCTTGAAACTGGTTGAGATTGAAAAGGTCTTGGCTTCCAGGAAGGGGTCGGACCTGCTCGGGGACATCGACCCGAACGAACGCCAACGAGATTTCATAAACAGTCACAGCAAGGAGTGTATGTTTACCGGCGCAAACCAGGCGGGTAAGAGCACGGCCCTTATGATGAAGTTCACTTACCACATGACTGGTCTTTACCCTTCCTGGTACAAGGGTGTTCGTTTTGATAGGCCTATCAATGCGGCGCTGGGCGGCGAGACTGCGCAGTCTACCAGGGACCTACTGGTCAACAGGTTGTTAGGTCCTCCTGAGAGTCGCGGGTCGGGGTATTTCCCCAAGGGTACTTTTGTCGATTCCGACATAACAAAGATGTCCGGCGGCGTTGCAAATCAGATCGACTACTTCCGAGTGAAGCACCACGACGGGTTAGGTAGGGTCGATGGGTATAGCAAGGCGTATGTATTCTCCTACTCGACGGGGTGGCGCAGGCTGCAGGGGTACTCTCTTGATCTCGTTGCCATCGACGAGGAGCCTGAGTTGTTGGTCTACGAAGAACTCTCTGCGAGGACCAACGCGACCGGGGGGCACGTTGACGTTGCGTTGACACCGCTGATGGGCGAGACCGAACTGTACTTGATGTTCGAGGACCCGGATCAAGATATCAAGGAACTGATCAACTACGACATCACCTGTGCTACCCACATGGATGAAGCGCAGCGCCGTTACCTTTTGAAGAAGTACGAGAACAACCCGCTGGCGGAAGCCCGGTTGTACGGGCGTCCGGTTGCGAGCACTGGTCTCGTCTACAACATTCCACAGCACCTCCTGATGATTGAGGACTTCCCGGTCCCTGCGTCGGCTTCCTGCATCATTGGTATCGACTTGGCCCACACCACCGGCAAGTGGTCTGCGGTGAAGATGGCAACGGAGCGGCAAGCGGGTATCACCTATGTCATTCAGGACTTCAAGGCGGAGGATATAACCGTAGCGGACTTTGCGTCTCGACTACTCGGTATGGGCGCCGGAGTAATACCAGTGGCCTGGCCGCACGACGCAATGCGCAATACCAGTAGCGGTACGGTTGTGGCTCAGTTGAGAGACCTGGGGGTGAACGTCCTGCCCGAGGCTGCCCATATGGTGGACAAGATGACGGGGACGAAGAGCAAGGCGATCATGACGATCATAGAGATCGCCCTGGACATGATGGCTCAGGGTATGCTTTTGTTCATGACTAGGGGTGCGCAGGAACTCCTCTCAGAAATGCGCAGATACAGACACAAGAATGGGAAGATCGCTCCGAGGCAGGAAGATCATTGTATCGACGCGATGCACAAGGCTCTCATGATGTTACACTTAGGCCGGCCTATAGGTGATTCCGGTAAGGCCCGTAGATTCCGAGTAAGGGAAGAAGATTTCTTTGGGGGTAGTGCATGACTGAGATTCAAGAACTAATGGCCCGACTCAAGAAGATGAAGTCGGTGAGATCCGGCCACGAGGGTGCATGGCAGGACATATCGAACTACATGATGCCCTTTAGGGGGGACATAACTACAAAACGGGCAGGCGGTAGCCGCAGAACGAAGCCGGTCTTCGATTCAACGGCGATGATTGCAGCAGATCAACTCGTAAACTTCATGAAGGGCTCTCTTCTGCCTCCATCCCAGGATTGGTTGAGGCTTGAGCCGCCATTTGACTATTCTGAGGACGTTGGGGTTCGATCGGCGTTAGATATTACGTCGCAGAGGGTCTTGGCGAAACTTCAGGACACTAACTTCTACAATGAGTCCACTGCTGCCCTCCGCGACCTCGTAGTTTTAGGAAACTCGTGTGTTTTGGTCGAAGAGGAGCCCGTGAACCCGAGGAACTCCAGCGGGATCGTGTTTGAGGCCGTCCCGATTGGTCGAATGTACTGGTCGCAGGGTAAAGGCGGGCGAATCATCATGATGTGCCGCGAGTTCGAGATGCCTGCGATAGATGCGGCACGGTATTTCGAGAATCCTGGTGAAGATGCAATGAGAAACCTTGACAGCGGCACTCCAATGGAACTTGTGTCTTACTACCAGTTTGTTTACGAAAACGAGAACCGGATTTACGGCGGGTTGCCGTCTAAAACAAATAAAACGTACCGAAGCGTCTACCTCACAGAGTCAGGTGGGGGATCTATAGTAAAAGACGAGGGGTACGACGTGGCTCCTTACGTTGTGAGCAGGCTGCACCGTGTGGACGGCGAGGAGTATGGTCGTGGTCGCGGCCACTTAGCCAGGGCCGACGCTAGAGGGCTAAGTGAACTGCGGAGGCAGATACTCATGGCTGCCGGCAAAGACTTGAATCCGCCGTTGCTCGTGGAGGATGATTCGATGCTTGACATGGACATCGCCAATGGTGGGATCATGGTGACCCGTCCTCCAGTCAAAGTGGCTCCAAACTACTTGCGTAGTGGGGCTGACTACAGTGCTGCAGATAAGATCGCTCGGGACGACAGGGATCAGATCAGACAGGCATTCCTCTCTGACGTTCTTGCGGAACCCACCAGCCAGCCGCGTAGCGCAGAGGAGTCAAGGCAAAGACAGGCCAGGAGCCTTCAACGCCTTGCTGCTGCCGCTGACATAATCAATAATGAGTTCCTTGGTCCGATTGTTGAGAGCGTAATAGGGATCATGGCGCGTCGGAAGGAACTTCCAGAGGCGGTGGAACTAGCCAGCACGCTTGGTGGGAACCTTTCCGGGGTGATCAAGTTCGCTTCTCCCTTCTTCTCTGCCCAGAAGCAGGACTCTGCGGCACGTGTCATGTCGTTCCTGGAGCGCAGGATCTCACTGTTCCAGGCGACCCAGGACCCAGCCTTCATGGAGGATATTGACCCTGACCGCCTCAGAGACTTTGATGCGAACATGAGTGACGTCCCCTCGCGGATCTTCAGGACCCAGGAGGAGATAGACCAGATCAGGGAAGCCCGAGCAGCCAAGGCTGCTGACGAGCGGGTACTGCAACAACAGCAACAGATGCAGGCCGTGGAGCAGCCGCCAGAAGGAGGACCACAGGGTGCCCAACAACAAGCCCAGTAATATCACAGACAAGTACGTTGCGACCTTTGAGTCACCTGCTGGTCAAGAGGTTCTTGAACACCTGAAGAAAATGCTCGGTGTGGAGGACACGCTTGAACCAGAGGAGTTTTTGAACATGAGCAAGGAGGCCGAGGGGGAAAGGGACCGAGTGTCGATAGACCCGATCGCCATGGCTAAAAGGCTTGGTCAGCGCACGGTTTACTGGAAGATAGTAGCGATTATTCGCTCGGGGAAGGAGAGCAAGGATGAGTCTTGAGGACCACCTGCCTGAAGATTTTGATGGTCGTGAGGGTTTCCTGGAGAAGTTCAAGGACGTGCCCTCGTTGGCGAGGAGTTACAAGGAGTTGCAAAAAAGTCTCGGTTCTTCCGTGAGGGTGCCGGCTCCCGAGGCCAGCCAGGAGGAACGATCGGCGTTCTTTCAGCGTTTGGGGGCGCCGGACTCTCCAGAGGGATACGAAGAACTGGAAGGGGCTGAAGAATGGTCGAAGACAGCAAGAGCGGCAGCGCACCGAGCGCACCTGACAAAGGACCAGTGGAAGACGCTGGGGGCGATACAGGTAGCGGAATCAGCGCAGGAGCGGGAGGGATTAGAGCGGGGCTTGTCCGACTCACAGGAAAGTGCTCGATCCAGGTACGGAGACCAGTACGAGACGATGGTGGAGAAGGCAAAGAAGGCGATGGAGACCTTGTCGGAGAAAAATGAGCACCTAGCCCCCTCGTTGGAGGGGATTGATCTGCGGGACGCTGGCGCATTGGAACTTTTTAGCATGGTTGGAGATATGATGGCAGATGGGAGTAGCCCGATTGACGGTGGGACCGCCGAGCCGGCACCAGAAGGTGGGAACGACATTGAACTGGCTATGCGGATACGGGAACTGATGAAGATGCCGAGTTTCCAGAACCGCAGAGACCCGGAGAACGAGAAGGTCCAGTATGAGTACCGGGAGAAACTGAAGGAACTGAAGGCCAGGGGATACCACAGCGTGTTTGACCCCCGGCTAAAAAATAATCCGTGGTAAGTGGTTGCACGCCGGTTTGTATGGTTGTATAGCAAACAAATGCTTGACAACCCTATTCGTGGGGCCAGGCAAGACCGCAGGATAGACTGCCGAGTATGGTGAGCGTTATCGCCAAGGTGGGCCCAGGTGGCTGGACAACCTCCCGACTAAAGTAATAACTTTTGTTTGGAAGGAATGTCCAAATGGCATATCCATCTTATGGTGCGGGCTCGCCGCTTGCTGGGGGATCATCCCCAACCGCTGAGTCCACCTACGTCGATCTGTTCAAGACGGCATACGCCGACACGATCCGTATGAAGACCCAGAATACAGACTCGGTCCTTTCCGACACCTGTATTCCTGAAGTCCTCTTCGGTGACCCATTGATGCTTGACTCCTACAAGGCTGTGGACAATCTGGTGCAGCGTGATCGCAACCAGCAGTACGGCGCTGAGTCGAACGACCTCAAGTACGAGACCACAGGGAACGAGCGTCGTCAGTTGACCCCGGAGTTCTGGGAGTTTGCTGAGATGTTTGACCCACGTGACGAGCGTGCTCTTATGCGTGCGATCCAGCCGGACGGAATGTACATTCAGAACGTCGCCGCTGCTTTCAACCGCAAAAAGGATGACGTCATTCTAGACCGATTCCTTGGTGACGTGACGATCAACGGCGTCGCTCTGGCTGGCGGGGCTGACACACGGGAGCACTTGACCAGTTTTCGCAAGGACTCTGAGGCTGCCTACGGCGGTGCAATCAACGAGACGGCTCACGTGACCGGCGACGGCGCTGCCACCACAGTCACTCGTACGGGTAACATTGTCCAGGGTGCCGCTCTTCACGTTGTCGCTGCTACTGGAGGAACCACCATTGGCCCCTTGATTGTTGGCACCTTGGGTGAGGCTATTAGTCGTGACGCCACGGCTTGTGTCGGTCAACACGGTGCCCAGAATGTCGTTCTTGGCGACCTGGGCACGCTTGGCACACGCACCGAGGTGACTGACGAAACCACCCCGGTCACGACTACAATCAGCCCCACGGACGTGGACTCCAGGGGTCTTCACATCAAGAAGTTGATGATTGCCCACCAAATCTTGCAAGCGAACGGCGCAGCCAACCTCGGTCAGCCTATTGTTTGCGTGCTTCACCCGGAGCAGGTGACTCAGTTGCTTCAGGAGGCGAAGTACACCAGTGCGGATTACAACGCGCTCATGCCGCTTCAGTACGGCCAGGCTGTTCCCTTCCTGGGTATGGAGTTCCGGGTCTGCAATCAGATTGCAACTGAGGCTGTGGTTTCTGGAGTTGCATCTGGCTCTTTGACGGCTGCCTCTGCTGGGCGTTACGCTTACGTCTACACGCAGGACGCCAATGTCTTTGGGCAGGGCGACGAGATGAGTGTGCGCTTCGATGAGATCCCGCAACGTGGGTACTCCTTGCAGTGCTACCATGACTTCAGTCTTGGCGGAGTCCGTATGGACGCCAAGAAGATGGTCATCATTCCTTGTCACGCTGGTACTGGGGTTGCTTAGTGAGTGGAGGCCCCTGTGGCAGGGAAGACATTTTATCAGTCGGACAGATGTTTGTCTCTCCTGCTGGGTACAACTGTCACAGGGGCCGCCGCTACGTACGTGAACTTGTTTGTTACGAACCCTACGGGCGATAGCCTGGACGGTATTGAGTGGGAAGCCAGTCGAGTTCAGGTGCACCAGGTAGACCCCGGTAACGGGGAGCCATACTGGTCGGGC